ATTCCTGTTTCTTCAACAAGAGTTCTTAGTTTAGAAACTGTGTAATCAATCAATTTTCTTTCATCTGTTGTTTGTGAATCACCTAAACTACTGAGTGCCATGTGTAAATGGTCAAGCACAATAAAATCCGCAGAGCATCCTTTGGCTAGGTAGCGAATCTTGTTTAATAAATTATCACTTTCTGTACTGCCGAAGTGATTGTATAAATAAAACTTTCCATTTCCAACAGTAGTATCAAAAGTTTTTTTAAGTTCTTCTTCAGTGACATTTTCTCTTGTAATGTGTAAAGGTGTTCTCATTGCTATAGCCATAATGCCCAAGGCTGTCCTCTTGATGTTTTCTTCCAAAGCAATATAACCTACTGTAAAATTTTTTTCTAACAGGTTCAATGCTAAGTGACGACAAAAAGAACTTTTTCCTACACCTGTGCCAGCTGTAATTGTGACAAGCTCACCTTTGCGCAAGCCACGTGTTTTGGTTTGCACACAATCAAATGGATAGGGTGCTGTGACATATTCATCTTCAACAATTATTTCATTCCAAATGTCACCACCCTCAACAATGCCATCTGGTTTGTATACCTTGGCGCCCCAGATGCAATCAGTCAATTCACTGTATCGCTTTGCTTTCAACATTTCATTTGCATCTTTCAAAGGGATGGTGGCAATCTTTGCTTTTTGTGGTGAGATTAATTTTGCACAAGCCAAGGCCGCTTCTATGCCTGGTTTGTCTTGGTCAAATAAAAATACTACACTTTCAAAACCTTCTAACCATTCTAATTGTTTTCGGACATCACCTTCTGCTCCACTAGCTCCTGATGTAATACTGACAACTGGCCATTTGTGTTGCATGATTTGACTAACACTCATAGCATCAACTTCACCTTCAGTCAGAATAACCATTTTGCCTTTGTCTCGCCAAAGATGTTGGCCAAACAACAAAGCTTCTTTTTTCTCACCTCGCCACATAAATTCTTTGTCAGCAGTCCTAAGTTTTTGTGCTACTAATTTTCTGTCTGCATTGTAATAGTTTGCAACCTGACAAGGTTTGCCTTTATTGCTTGTCTTGCCAATTGTGTAATCAAATTTTTGACAGGTATCAAATCTTAAACTACGAGCAGGCAAGTCGACAGGTTGGCCATCGACAAAATCAGTCGGCATGTTATTTGTAACTTCTGACACAGTCACATTTTTTTTATGCTCGCCACATCCAAAACAGTACGAATGACCATCACTGTACACAGCAACATTGTCTTTCGAACCACAAGCCTCACAAGGGGCGTGGTGTAAAAATTCACTTTCTTCCATCATGTCTCCAAAAAAAAGGCTCAAGCTAGGTCGGTCCTACGTGTCATGGTTGGATTGGGCGCTTGAGCCTGTAAAAAAATTATTTACATTAAATCGAGGCATGTCGGTATTAGCTATTTCATTGTGTCCAACTATTTTTAGTTTACCATACTGTGAAACTAATTCATCATAAAGTTTTTTTAGTGTTACAAATTGTTGATAAGTAAAATTACAATCAGGCTCTCCGCCAATTAAACATATTGCTATTGTATTTTGATTTGTAAAGTTGGAGCTAGTTGTATCAGTAAGGTGCAGGCCCGACACCTCGATGTGCCTGCCATTTTCTACTGCACCATTTCTTGTAATAATTTTATGAAAACCACAAGAAAGTTTTCCTCTCTGTCTGTCGTATCGTTCAATGTCAACAACACTCCAGTCTTGGTCAGCTGCTGTCTGTGAACTGTGCACAACAATTCCTATAGTTGCTTTTCTTTTGTTTGTCACTTTAGCCACTCCTCTGGGATAAGCTTGTCAGCAAATAAAAATCCATATTTTTCACACCACATTCCATAAGTAGTTTTACTACGTTTACTTATTTTGGAACGTGAATTGCTAAAAACAAATCGTATATCTAAATCTGAGTATTGGTCTTTAATCAATCGCATCTTCTGTCGGTCTGCACTGGTAAACAATCCTTTAGTTTCAATAAATATATTTTGTTTTGGCAAATAAAAGTCTGGGGTATAAGTATGGTTCTTTTCAGGTTTTATGTATGATAACTTTGTTTCCTCATAATCAAAACCTACACCGCTATTCTTTAATTGTTCGGCAACAGAGTCTTCAAGACCTGAACGAAAACCGTACTTAAGCCCCACTTGTTTAGAAGTCAGCGCTGTGCGCTTCTTCCACTTCATCTTCTTCCATTGTTTCGGCAGGTGCTTGGTATCCATCTTTGACTTCACTGAAACCAAAGCCTTGAGCATTTCCTCCACTGCCTTCAACCAGTTCTATAACCTGTACGGCACGGAGTCTCAACGACACCCCTGCTCCTACTACAGCTGTGTAGTATGGGATTAAGTCAGCACTGCATTTTAATTTTGAGCCTGACCAAACTTGCACATTTTTTAGCGGCTTTCCTGCGCTATCGAATATCGGGACACGGTTTTCTATAACCTTGCCATCCTTCGAAACTATCTGTGCTTTAGTTTTGAATTTAAATATTGTGTTGCCAGTCAAGTCGCCTGTCTCATCTTGCTCAGCAAAAAAAGGGTCAGGTGCCCATTTAATTTGTTTACCTTTTCCTTTCATTTTTTCCTGTGCGAGTTTTGCTGCTTCTTTCAAAGCAAGTTTTATTTCATCAACAAGAACCTGAGCTTCATTGCGCTCAATAATTAAATTAGTCTTGTAATGGCCATCACTATCAAATCGAGTGTCGGCTTCTGTTAACCATGTGTATTGTCCCACACCTACTGGTGAAACTACACGTGTTGGTTTGTCCATATTAATAACCTCTTTATTTTATTTGGCGGTTTTTGCGGAGCGGGCAAACCGCCTGGAAACCCGAGCTATATATAAATGTTTTATTATCTATAATGGGCACTTTAGCTAAAGAAAAAATCGCAGTCATTTAATTTCCAAATATCCAACGAACCCTTTGAAGGAATTATAGGAAATTGTAATTTTAAATCTGGGTTTGTTACTTGGTCCATAACCTCGTCCCTAAATTTTTCTAACACATCATTGTTAGTAAAGATTTTAATAAATGCTTCCTTCAAACTTTCAGTCAATGTTTCAACATCACCTGCAGTCGTCCCGAATGAATCGTGAACATTACAAAAATTTCTGATGCCTTTTGCATAAGCAATGTTAACAGTTCGCATCATTGCTGAACTGTCCAAAGCATGTACAAAGTTTGGAGCAATGCCATTTGCCATTTTTAGTTTGTCAGTTTTGTCAGTCTCTATTTTTAATCTTGGTTTTATAACTTCACCCATCAACATTGTTTTTATTCTTGAGCTTTTCATTTCAGGGTATGATTGATAAACAGGAAAACCAACAGGACTAGTCCAGTGAATTGGCAACTGTTCTTGCGAAACTATTCTAGCTATTGACTGTAAAAAATCCATACCTGTTCTGGCGCTTGCAAGATTGTCACCAATGCTGCCCCAAATAACTGATGCCAAATACGTAGCTGGTTTAAAAACATCATTTGTAAATGGATGCTGCTCGCCTTTGTCTTTTCTCTTCTGCAAATCTTCGATAACAAAATCAGTGCAACTGTAACGAGTTGACCCGTAACAGATTGTCATAATACTTCTTTTGGTTGTGCTTCTTTTGATTCCATAGTCAAGCCAAGCTTGTGCAAATTCTTTGCCAGCTTTTGCATCAGCTTTCAAATTCTCTGTGACCGAATCTGCAACTAGTTGGTAAATGTCTTGTGGTTTATCAGCTGGCACACAGTTAACAAGCTTACCTGCTTTTTCATCTTGCAACATCAAAGAGTACAATTGCAACCCATTGCATGAGCCATCAATCGACACTGGCAAGTGAGACACAAAACCATAACCCTTATCTAAAAAATCTCTCCACTCGATGCACCATGCAAGAGTTTGAAATGGTGATGAAGTTTCTTGCCAACTAGTATGAACAAAAGGTTCGTTTGCACAGTTGACAAACAACTCATCATTTTCTTGCACCCAGGCAACTCTGTCTTCTAAACTTATTTTGTCATGGTCCCAACAGTTAGCTCCATGGACTGCCAACCAAAAAGCTCCATTGTTATCTTCGGTAATTTCTTTGCCCTTGCTAAATTCTAAAAGTGCCTTGGCTCCACCGATGCCCTGATAGTTTAGAAATGCTGGCACACAATATGCACGGCCACGAAAATCCAACTGCAATGGAAAATAAATTGTTTCGTAGTCTACAAACATTTCAGCTTCCCAAAGGATTTTATTGTACAACAATCTTTTAGAAAATAACCTTGCATTTTCTGTGTGAACTATGACAGCTTCTTTCTTCCAAAGTCTGCGGCTGTTCTCGTTGCTGTCAATGTCATGTGGTTTGTTTGGTATCGGTTGGTTTGATTGTGATGGCAGCCCAGCAATTGGCAATTCTTTATCATAAGCTTCACGCATAACCTCAAACACTCCAACATTAATCCTGAACGGTGTTGCCTGCATCCTGTTTACTGCATCGTAAACTTCTGGCATGTTGTAGCTTTCTAATTCTTTCTTGAAAGTTTTGTTTCTTTGTTTGACTAAATCCAATGGCGGCAAATGTTCTGTCCAGTATCCTCCGCCGCTTGGCTTGTCCCATCCACGAGGTGGGATGATGGTTGGCAGATACTCTGGATTTAAAAGTGCATTGAACTCATTTCTCTTTTGCAAAAATTCCCAGGTCTTGTCAGTCGGTTTTATTATTCTTGTTTTTCTTTTCTTGATTGTTTCAAAACCGAACTCGATGAGTCCTGTGCTTTGTGCCAGCAAACCAATTAAACAGTGACCGACATGTGCTTTCTCAGATGTTGTCCACTCGGTCCAGTTCCCATCGCTGTCACGGTTTGCACTCTCTCGCAACTTTCGCCTTTTATAATTATAGTTCCAAGTTCGTTTATCTAAATCTTGTTTGACTGCTGAATAAAGTTCTGGGTTAAGCTGTGCAAAGTTACGCAGTGCTGACTCAGTTTCAACACGGCCACCCAAAGTGATAGCAGTAGCAGTCAAAGGCTTACGTTGTGTGATGGTATTAATAATATGCTTAGCTGTTATTAATGCGATAACCTCTGGCTCTGTTTGGCATAGCTTAACAAAAGCCTCAGGTGGTTGGCCTTGACCTTTTGATATTTCTTTTTCTTTCATCTCCAGATATTTCTGGATTGCTTCGGCTAGTGGTTTGATGGTTCTAACGACCATCGCCTTTCCATAGCTTGTGACAGATTCCTCTTCACGATTAACATGTGAGCTCAACCTTTTTTGAGTGCGTTGTCTTCCTAAGTCACGCATTTTAATTTCGTGTTGTTGCTGAACATCAAATGTTTCAGGGAAAATCTTTTCGATTAATTTCATATTTACTCCTTGCGTGTTCCACGTGGAACAATGCCATTTTTATGAATTTTGCACAAAAAAAACTCCAGGGGTTCAAGCCTGGAGTTTCGTGTATCTATAATGGGTACCTTAGTAATTCACAGGGGTCCTCTCATTTTCGACACTTACTTTCTTACATGCTTGGTTTATCTTTTCTAATACCTCGGGTTTAAAAACCACCTTGGTTCCGTCAACAACTTTGTAATCATTATGTGATATCCACAGGCGCTCGGTGCCTTCGTTGCTTACAAAGTCAAACGAAAAATAGCCAGGGCGTTTCTCTGGCCCTGGTTTATTTTTCTCTGCTTGTTCTCTAAAAAAACTTTTCTTCATATTTACATTGCCTCCTTTTTTAATTCATCTAAAAGTATTACGACCTCATCACATGCCCTGATTATTTCTTCATCTGACAAAGTGTTTTTTAAATTACTGAGTATCTTGTAATTCTTTTCAACTTTGTTTTTGTCTGGCGATACATATTTCTTTGCGACACATTCGGCAAGAAACAATGCCAACCTGTATGCTTCGTAATTGTTTGTGGGTGGTTGTGTTGCTTCTTCTATTTTTATTGCTAGGTTTGTTGTTATCATTTATTTTCTCCTTGGGCAGTTTGTGACCTTGCCCAGGGTACCTCTTTGTTCCACGTGGAACAATTAGCTTTCCTCTACTGCGTTGACTTCCCAGCCGTCATACTGTGTTTCGTCAGGCTCGATGTCACCAGCGTAGGCTATCTCTTCGCCTTGCTCCCAGGCATCGTCGTCGTCAATTGCGTATACTGTCACCGTAGTGTAATAAGTATTTTGAAGAACGACGTCGTAACGCTTGGCCTTCTTTTCTCTTAGCTGACCATCAATTTCTTTTACTTCTTGCTGAACTTTCACCATGGAATGTTCCTCCTTTGCTTTACCCCTTTGGGGAATCCACAGACGCCGTCTCGGCGTTTCGCTGTTTACAGCTCATCAGTGTGGCTAGTCGGCATCCTTGGCGGCGGCATACCTGGCCATGTCTTCCTCGTCTTGTTTTTTGTTCTCGTATATCTCATACCAGTTGACATCATCCAGAAAGGCAAAGGCATAACTAAATGTCGTGTCGTTCTCACAGTTACAGTCGAGAGCCTCAACCACATAGTCCTTGAGGTCATCGTAATGTTGGAACGCATCGCTAAAGTCTTCGACATAATCGAAGAACTCAAGGGCTACCCTCCAAGTGGCGTAGTTAGTCCAGCCGTTGTATTTTTGTTTATCCATAATTGTCTCCTTGCAAGCGTTGAGGTCCTTGCTACCTTTAAGATTTTTATTGTGTATTTTATTAACCATGACACTATATAGTATGACACCATTTTTCGAAATGTCAAATCCACTACATGTGCTCCAACTGTTCTGCGAGTGCCGCATCAATGAATTTCTGCAGGTATTGTTTAACTATTGATTTGATGGTCAGCTCACACTTTGCTAGCCAGTTTATCTCGTCCCAGTATGCGTCGGGTTTGTCATTTCTTAAATAGTTGTTTAGCTCATCCCTCGACTCATCGGCACACTGGGCGGCATAATGTAAATCTGCATACTTACTCCAGCCTCTGGTATAACCTACCTCTGGCATGCCCAGCGTTTTACAGAGTTGGTCCAGGGTGTCGCTGCAGTTGGGGTTGTCATCGTCGTTCCAGATGAGCTGGTAATATTCGGTGCCGCTGCGGCTTGAAACATAACCCTTATAATTACCTCTGTAGTGGCACAAATCATCTGCCGCATCGTAGGCTTTTTGAAATGCCCTGAGTGCGTGGTTCTCATCATCGCAGGTGCAGACTTTGCCAGACCTGCCACTGGTTTCTTCAATCCTCTTATTAAGAAAGTCCAGGACCTCTGCATCATCGCAAAGCTCATGCACTTCTCTGAGGTCTGCTGGGCTTGGTGGGTGCTGCTCTGCTGGCAACACCTCAAATAGTTTTTTGTCTAGCTTCTCCATGTATCTTTGTATTTCCATTATTTTTTTCTCCTTGCTGGTTTGTTGTTTAGAGGTTCCAGCCCCCTCTTTGTAAGGCCAATAAAAACTGGTAATTGTTTAATCAGCGGGGGCTCTACAAAACCCCTGCTGATTGTAGCCACACGTGAAATCCACGTGGAATGATTTGTCCAACGTTTTTTATACATTAGGCTGCATCTCCTATGGCTTTGTCGCTTGCATAATATTTGTGTGTTAGTTTAATGTCAAAGGCGAGCTGCTCATAAAATGAATCGAGGTATACATAACCGTCTGCTATTGCAACCTCACATTCGTTCTCAGCGCAAAGCTCTAAAACATCTTTAAGTTTAAAGTTTATAAGTCCCTGCTTCTTTTGTGTACATAGAACTTTAAAGGCTGAGACTATCTCAGCAACGGCCGAATCTAAAGCCACAAGTTGAGTGCTGTAAAAAGAACCATGTCTTGTGTTCCACTCTTCACGACTTATTTTGTCGCCGTGAACTCTTTCATAGAAAGACTGGGTGCTTGCTCTTAAAGTCATGTCAGCATTTAAGAGTGAATCACCCAGGTAGTCATAAACTCCCATCTTGTCTAAATTAATCTTTTTCATTGTTTGTACCTCCTGAGCATTACCGCCTTGTGGCTGGGTTGGCTCTTGTAAAACAATACATGGCCTTGTTTGTTTTTGTAATCTAAATTGTGAAAATAACTTAACCATGACAATAGATATTATACATGACCCAGCCAGTATGTCAAATTATTTCTTTTGTGGGGGGTGCTGTTGTAAAGGGTTTAAAAGGTTGTTCCACGTGGAACACTGGGCTATATTATAATACCTAGATTAAAACCACCTTGGCTTTTTTGCTGGTTCTTTCCAGGTGGCAATGTCTGCTTTTTCTGCTCTGTAATATTGGCGATAGGCTTTGACTATATCATCTTGTTTATATTCCTCAGGCATAGCCATTGCAAAAGGTGTAAGCCCTAGGTCATCGATAGGTGGGGTTGGTAGTTCTTTAATAACTAAATAGCTCTTGTGGTCTCCGTTGTCATATCTCCAGTTGTACTCAGAGTTCAAACAACCTGCTAAGTCTTTGAGCCATAACCAGTTGGAAAGGGATTCCCCAGCCCAAATAGTGCAAGGGTGTTTTTTATGTGTTGGTCTGTATGGTGTGTCTATCTCATGGAAAGATAACACGGTACAAAGCATCTGCGCTGCTTCTAGTATCATCTTTATTAAATGCTTGTCGCAATGATACTCTGCGCATTTGCCCTGGTCTTTGTCTAATATAAATATGTTCATGGGTTCTCCTTAGTATATAATAGGGGAACTATAGCGTAGGTATTGTAGATAATCAATAGATACTCTGCAGGGATACTGCAGGGAAACCAAAGGGATGGGGCCTATATATAATACCTAGGGGTGAGCTTTCCTCTATCTATAATGGGTACCTTAGTTAGTGCTGGCCTAGTCTTTATTAATATAGTGGATATCAAAAGGGCTGCCTTAAGTCCAATAAAAATAGACCCAAGAACTCACAGACACGAAAAAAAATCCACCGCTAGGGGCTACTTTTTTAATTTCTTGTGGTGGTAAAAAAATCAATCATTACAGGCACTTAAGTTTTTATTTGTTTTTGCTGCAGGGACCCCCACGGGGGTAAACGCACAGCGGGGATAGACGATAACCCCTTCATATTTTTGTGTTAAATGTGCATACCTAAAGTACCCGTTATAGATGTATTTAGGTTTACTACTCAAAGGCTAACTGTTCAGAAGGAATGTTGTCATTAAGCCTATCTAAGTTTTTCTTAAAGTTGCGCAGCCTATGGGAATAACTATTAAACCTTATTAAGACACCATCAGCATTTGGCAAGTCAGGGTTTTTCTGGAGCATCAAAGCTTCTTTAACACTCTTGTTGTCTAGAATTTCAGTCGCTGCAAGGATGTCATCACCTGTGTTTATCCCTTGAAGAGTCTTTTTGAACCCAGAAAACTTCCCTTTACCCATGTTATATACATTTTCAGCACATATACTTAGTTTTTCAGGGTGTAAATCGGGTTTTGTACACAATTCCCTAGCTTCTTTGATAGTATTCTTCAAAAAGTAGTCTACAAAGAAGTCAAAGTGGTCTTGGGTAGTTCTTTCAGGGTCTGTAAGGTAGTTTTGGTCCTCTGGAGTCAATGAACTAATCTTAAACCCTACTCCAATGGTGCTGTGACCTCTTGTGTCTCCATAAGAACTTGGTCGAAACCCTTCACTGTAAATAATGTTACGAGCAGTGTGGTAAAAAGAGCTGTTACCTTCTTTGTACCAGTCAGGGTTTTCTTCCATAAACTTGTCGTAAGCATTATCTAAAAACTCTTTGTATTGGTCATTCACTGCTTCTATGTCTTCTGCATCAGGGTGAAACCTCCACAAAGGGTTTGTGTCAAATTCAGCATGGTTAACTCTATTCATTATATAAATCTCTCTCTAACTGGTTTTCGCCCAATGGTACTCTCCATAAAGGCTTCTAGCTCTTCATCAAGCATGTCACTCTTGTGCTGCTCAAAAGAAAGAACTTGGTCTCTATCTAAGACTTCAACCCAATAGTTTGCACATATAGCAAGCGCATCTATCTGGTCATCATGTCTTAAAGCTCCTTTATCTCGTGTTATACGAGTCATTTGCCTAAACAATTGGTGGTCAGGCTCTAATGCAAAGTCTTCTTTGATTAATTTTTCGTCTATAACAAGCCTATGCGTGTTCATAAGGGGCTCTAAGGTATCTATTATACGTTTTTCTTTCTGTATATGGTGTCTAACCTCTTCTAGTTCACATGGATGAATCTTTGCCATCACTGGTTTTAGCAATTGAGTCGCCATGCCATCCCCAAAGTTACTTTCGATGACTACATGGTTTACTTTATGTTGCTTAGCTATATTTGCTAGCTTTTCTAGTGTATCATGGCTGTATCCACCGTCTAAAGCCCCTACAGCGGTCAGATATAAGACCCCATGAAGCATCTTTAACACAGCATACGCTGTTTTGTCCTTTCCTCGCCCTGCAGGGTCAATAGACATAGCTATGCCTTCCCAAGGGGTAAACTCTTCAGACATATACAAATATGAAGTCCAATAGTCACCTTTTAGGGCTACATTAGGTAGCTCAGGGTCTAAACTTTTTATTTGGTCTATTCCTGTGGCCCATTGTATCTTAGCAGGCCCTTCATCCCATGTTGATATCCCAGATAGGACTATTAAGTCATTTATTTTAAGTGGATATTTGTTTGCATCGGATAAAGAGGTGTCTAACATAAATTGTAGGTTAAAACCACTTCTACCATAAGATGATAGTCTTTCCATAAGGTCTATTTCGTTAAAACGCTCTGGGTCAGTCGGTTCACCCTCTTTTCCTTCTATCATAGGGGCTAATTTTTCCCCATAACTTATTATTTGTGTATTTGTAGGGTATAAAGCAGGCCAAATACGGGTTTTAAAGCCTCTCTCTTCTAAATTATTGTATAAAGACATCTCTGTTTGTGGTGTTCCTAGAAAAACAATGCGACCAACTTTTGGTTTTATAATCGCATCAAATTCTTTAACAGTCTCACCAAGTCTGTCCCTCATCAGTTGTGTCTGTGAGTTGTTAGCAGACTCTACGTCATCTGCAATAATCAAATCAGCACGACTACCAGTCAACTGCCCTGTGATACCCATAGATTTAACAGAAGGAGCATGAGCGGCCCTTGCAGGTCCAACATCAAAGCTAACCTTAGAACTTCTTTGTTCATCTCTAGGTATCAAGTGTTGCAACAAAGGCATTTCACTTATAAGTCTTTGTGTGAATGTAGAGAAGTCATCAGCACGGGATTTACTAGCTGAGACCACAAGTATATTCATTTGTGGGTTCATGTACAATTGATGACAAACAAAAGCTGAAGTAATCCAGCTCTTTCCTACGCCTCTAAACGCTTGTATTACTATACGCTTCTCTTTTGATTGGACATAGTCTGCTATATCGTACTGTACAGGTGTTGGATTAGGTAATCCTAGTTGTTTCCAACACAAATACAAAAAATTTTTAAAATTTGCGAGCTTTTTCAAAGCTTTGTCCTCAAAGTTTTCATTCCAATAATATTTACTGTAGGAATACTAGTTGTATTGCCTACACTGTCTATAAAGTTATCTTTAAAATTAAATTCACTTGCAAGAACGGTAGTGTTTTCATCTTGACGAACTACCCAGCCAACTGTAACACAATCAACAGGTTCTCGTTTTTTTGCATCTTCTAATTCGCTCCACTCTGCCTGAGACACGATGTCTTTCCAATAACAAAGGACTAACTTGTAGTTACATTTAATCTTTTTGTCATTCATCTACGTCAAACGGTACATCATCTAATATGTGATTTACTTTTTCTATAACCTCTGGTTGGCTGTAGGTTTTACACACTTCTAAACAAACTTTCATTTCAGATGCAGATATATCTTCTCCTGATTTTAGTTTACGGTAAGCATGGAGGACCAGTAAAGCTGGTAACTCAGTTACTATCTGCTTTAGCTGTTCCTCTCTTTCTTGTTCTTCCATAAATACTCCAAATGGTTAAGTCGCAGTCTCCTGCATTCTTAAACTTAACCGAGTTTACAGCCACCATAAAAGATATGAATAAGCTGTGAATATTGCTACTACGTATAGTTTTTGTATAACTGAAAAACCTGCCCAAGCAGCTTTGCCGCACTTCCAGAAATTTTCTTTTAGTGCTTCACCAATTGCTTCTGCAGCATCTTCAGAAAAATCTTTAAGCTCTTCTTTAATTTTTTCTTTATTTAACATGATACCTCCTTAATTTTTTAATGGGTTTTGTATTGTTATTCTAAATTCACTAAGACTTGTTTCTAAAACAGCTATTCTTTTTTCTAATACAGATATTTCTTTTTGCATAGCTTTGATTGTTTTAGTAGATTTAGATTGCTCTAACTCATCAAGTCTGTTGTTGAATACACCCCATGTGTAGAAGCCTCCTCCAATTGTTGAGATAACTCCTATAAGGACTATATATTTTTTTAATGATTCTAATATATCCATATT